ATATACTCAGGGTTGAATGCAATCCATGTCATGAGTCCCCCTCCTGCATCTGCTTTTCCGTATCTGTTTTTAACTGGCGCGACTCCCATTGAGGTCCCAACAACTCCGAGAGTGCAGATGAGAGCAGGTAGTTGTGCAACCTTACCCTGAATAGCACTTCTTGGCTGGCACGGAGAACCAACCACTGCTTCACTAGTATGATGAAGCACAACAACAGCAGCGTTAGTTGCACGAGCAAGATACTTCAACTCCTTCATAATGGCACGCATTGAAGCGAACTCTTCGCCACCGTCTGTAGCCACATCCATTAAGTTATCTACAATAATAAGAACTGGTGGGCAACCCCATAGTTCTTCAAATGCTTGAACCTCTTCGTCAATATCCTGAAGAGTCGGCGCAGATTCAAATGACCACACAATGTGGTTACTCTTTGAAAGTGTAGCCTTAGTCCAGCCAAGGTCTGAAGATAACATATCTTCTACATCTGACTGGCTCTTACCCGAAATCATAGATGCTAATCGCATAGCCATCGTATGAGCGTTAGTATCTGCCGATATATAAAGCGTCGGCACTTTCATCTTTAATGCTAATGCTAATGCTAAGGTTGATTTACCCACACCTGGCGCTGCTGCGAACATCGAAACTTCGGAACGACGGACGATAATCTTGTTGGAATCGAATGCCTTAAAGCAGGAAGGTAGAGGTTCTCCACCGATACTGGCACGACCAACTGAGCGGACAAGTGTACGCATCCTGGTTCCTTTCTGTCTTTAAAGAAAAGCCGTAGCCAAAACGCTACTGGTGTAGTTCGACTACGGCTTCTCCGCATTATTTAGTTTTTAGTTTACTGGCTTGCATTGGTCTGGAGTTCCTTGTGGTGAAGGACATGCCCAGAATGCATATGGCTTCCCACTTGCCTTACTAATTCCTTCTCTCCAGATTCGAGCACCATGCTTACATACGGGTGCTGCCGTACCTGATGCTGTACTGACTGGGGTTGGAGCGGAGTAGTTCGAGGGCGTTGTGTTTGTAGTGGAACTCGATGTCGATAAAGGGCTTAGAGTGTAAGCACCCACGACTTTCTGTTGTGTTGCAGCAATTTGTGTGGAGTAATCTCCAATGCCTTCAAGCAGAACTGATAGTTCATCTGCCGTGTTAGCACGGATATTAATCATATCCCCACTAGGTGTCTTGTAGGAAACTTGTAGTTTCCAGTCTTCATTAGCCATGCTTCCTCATTTCTTCGATGAGAACTGGCAGTACTCTGTCAGTCCACATCTGTTGCAGTTGTTTGTATTTGGTATAAAAATTCCAGCCTTGCGAGCCTTATCAAATCCACTCACAAGATACTCCAACTTCTCATCAGTATACCCTGTTAGGTCGATGAGTGGGGTAGTTCCTTCTTGCCTTGCCATCCAGTAGGCTCCGTACTTGACATCTACCCCTAGAACCTGTTTAAGTCCTAGGCGGTAGAAGCCAAGTTGTAGCGTGCTGAACGGGGTCTGTTGTGAAGTCTTGAGGTCAACCACGACTAATTCACCATCAACTTCAAAGACTCTGTCGATAACCATTTTAACAGGTATATCAGCAAAGGTAGGTGTCAGACCCAGTTCAACGGCAGGTGCGCCTTCTGGTGTGTGCCAGATTCTCCAGTTGTGATTAGCAATACGCCAATCGATATATGCCTGAACCCATTCAGGTCCAGTCTTTTGCCAGAAATCTACATTCTCTTTGTTGGGAAATGCTTTGGTAGCACGACCACCAACACGGGCAAATGTTAAGTCTTTACCTTCAGACTCTTTAGCCCAAGCCTTATCCCAATAGTTCTGTGCTAGTAACATTATAGGTTCTCCAAATCCCAAGCCTCAGTTGCTGAGTGAAAAGCGGAGCCACCCACAGACCACACCGAAGGTTCTTCGGGTAGTTGAAGTAATCGACCTAGGTAGTATTGATAACCACAGTCGATGAATGTTGTGAATGCTGAGTAAGATATATGCTCAGGTAATGTATATCCTTGAAGTTCAATTGCCATGAGTGTATTATACACCAGTCAGATTAGTTTGTCAAGGATGATGATACTTGACATATTAAAATTCAGGGTGTATAATTAATTATATAATATATAATAACTATATATAAGACCCCGAAGGGGTCTATAATAATATATATAATAGGATATAATGGGTAAATTATCTGACTTTGATTTAGACCTATCAGTAGGTCAAGCAGGAGAGAGACTAGTCGAAGGTATACTGACTGGTAATAAAACAATAGAAGTCAAGACTGATTTAAAGTGGAAGAACACAAACAACATCTATATAGAAACCGAGTGTTGGTCTCACAATAATCAGTCTTGGTATGCCTCAGGATTATCTGCTACAAAGGCTGAGTACTGGGCATTTGTACTAGAGGGTACGGTTCTTATCGTACCAACCAGTACATTGCGTAGGGCAGTTGAGTTGTACGGGGAAGAGATAACCTGTGACATAGAACCCAATCCCAGCAAAGGGTACTTGGTGCAACCAGGGTATGTGCTCTGGGTCACAAAAGAGTTGGCTAAGCAGTAAGGGGAAGACTGTTTAGAAAACACAAAAGACCCCCCTTCCAAAGGTGATTACCTAAGGTCGGGGGGTTTCGTGTCTCTAGTGGGCGTTTAAAGCCTTTTAAAGGGTATTACTTGGAGCCTACTCCAAAATCTTTTTCAGCCTTGTCTGCCCATTTAACCAATGGACCGAACACAGCGCCAATTGCAATGGCGTACTGTGGTGCTAGGTCGGCTGCCAATGCCAATCCTAAAGTGATTGCTGAAGCAAGGACTGCTCGGAAGTAGGACTTGATTGCTGCCTTCTGCTTTGCTGATAACTTGAACTTCCTCATTTGCTCTCTTTCTTTTTTGGAAGTGGCTTTAGTTTAGAGGCCATAGCCCTAGCCTGGTCTACGGTTGAGTAAACAACCTTATCCATCCATGAGAACCAAGGAGAAGTGTCATTAGCACAGTTCTCATTAATGGATATATGGATGTGGTGGTTGTGTTTATTGGAACCAGTATAGTTCCTATCACCCTCACCGTTTCTTTCTTTAGACCAAATCTTTCCGTTGAATATTAAATACTTAACACGCTTATCGGTCTTTAGATTTTGGAATATTTCTGCGCAGTTAATTCCATTTTTTGGGTCATGAGTTAAGTCTACTGCTAGCCCAGTATTGTGGTCCGAAGTTGGGCTGGCTTTCAGGTGAGCAGCAGATGGTAGCAGACCATCGCTTGCTTTGTTCCTCTTTGGTCTCAATGCCGTCGCTTGGCGCAGCACAGCAATTGCAGCAGGCGTGGCTTTCTTGGCAACAGTTGCCATTGTCCCTCATTTCTTTAGTACTTGTAAAACTAATTCAGTTAAGAACTCTACTTTGTCATCCAACTTATTGACCTTATCTTTTAAACTTGAACCTCCATTTGGTTTAAGTTCGGTAAGATAATGTTTAACCATCCATCTAACAGCGGCTGCTAATGCTCCTATTAGTGTTGTGATGGCTACGGCTAATCCAGCCCAGTCGGTTGGTGTCATCATGATTTCCTATACTGTTCTAATGGTTACTTCGAGGATACCACCGAAGCCACTGAAGCCTCTGTCTGGTGGAGTACCACGAGTAAACGATATCTGTTCGATTACAATCTGGCGTGATTCGCCAGTAGTGAAGTCTTGTAGTGTAACAACATCTCCACTCTTTTCTATATTTTCAAGTGCTTGAATTCTAGCAAACGCTCTTCCTTCATATCCTACTTGAACATTATATCTATCTGTTTCGACATCAAAGCAATACAGTGGGAACTGCATGATTTGCTGGCGAGGCGTAGCGATAGTAGCCTTGGCTTGGTATCCTTTAAATGTAGGACCAAGTGATGTAGTTGTAGTATCTCTTGTAAATAAGAACTTATATGCAACATACTCTTGTGCAGTCTCTGGCTGTGATGTTGTAACTTCAACGGCTGGGACAGTAGAACTGTAAGTAATTACATCGTACTCTGTTCCATCTTTAGCAATGACATCTAGAGTCATGCTTCCGTAAGTAAACTCACCACGACCAAGTAAACGCTTAAAATTCTTTGGCTCAAGTGTGTTATATCTAATGTATCCAGTTGTAAGATATCCAGTGGAGCGTAGAGTAGACTCTGCTTCTATATTGATAGAGCCAACTTTATTTACCACCGCTGTACTAGATGATACTGCTGTTGATGACACATTCGATGCGGTCTTTGCATAACTAAATGTTGTAGTAGAACCGACTACTGTAACAGTATACTTGCCATTGAATGTAGAGTCTACACCCTCAACCCATACTTCATCGCCTACGGCAAGACCGTGAGCAGCAGATGTAGTAAG